TTAAGCCGACTTCGCCAATTCTGACGGCCGCTGCGGTTGCGGTTTTGGCTTCCGAAGCACGGCGGCTTCGAGAGCCTTGAGTGCGGCTCGCTTCTGCTCCAAATCCGAGCTGGTGTAGACCTCCAGGCTGACGCCGAGTCCGTGGCCCCTCTGGTCCGAGGCGACCTTCGGATCGACGCCCGCCTTCTTGGACAGACTGGCGTTGGTTTTGCGCAACACCTGAAACGAGGCCCATCCCAGGCCGATCTTGTCCAGCGTCGGGAACATGTACCGCCGCCACAGGTTGTCCAGCGACAGCGGCGTGGTGACCTTCTCCGAGGGGAACACGAACCCATCCGGGGACGGGTCCTGCGCCAGTCCGGCCCACTCCTTCATCAACTCGAGCGTGCCGTCGGAGATCGCGCCCTCGCGGGTTTTGCCGTTCTTCGGCGTGTTGAGCACCCGTTTGTAGACGCGCTCGGCCACCGTGATGGTTTCGTTGGTGACCGACTTCCACCTGAGCGCCAAGATTTCGCCCGGGCGCATCCCTTCGAAGATCGCGAGCCTTGCGATCAACTTCTCCCGGAGGCCGAAGACCTCCAGGTATCTGTTCACCTCCTCTATGGTGAGCGGGCGCATGTCGCGCCCGGCCTGACACTTCTTGGGAATGATGAGTTCGGCCGCCGGGTTGCTCCCGATGCAACCATCCGAGAGCGCCAGTTTGAAGATCGCGTTCAGGAACCAACGGATGTGGGCCACGACGCTGTACGACAGTTTCTTGGCCTTGCCGTCGAGAACCTTCTGCAAATCCTCCCGGCTGATCACCTGGAGCAGCCGATCCCCGAGTTCGGGGACCAGATGCTTGGTCACGATCTGCTCCGACGTGCCCGCGGTCGATTCCTTCCACCCCTTGCGATAGAACGGCAGGTACTGCTCCGTCACGAACTTCTCGAAGGTGTAGACCGGTCTCGGTCCCTTGGCCACGCCAGAGTTGATCGGACGAAGGATGTCCGACAGAGCAGATTCGGCATCGCTCTGCGTCATCTTCGAGCAGGTCCCCAGCACGCTGGAGCGCCGGCTGCCGTCCTCCCACCAGAAGGCCACCCACACGGATTTCTTCCCGTGCTTTCGCTTTTGCAGGCTGCCCTTCTGGAAACGCTTTCGACGCATTTTGTTGCCTCTTTCTTGCGTCGAAGGCGTTGACTCTTGGCATGACCCGGATATTACCATTACCGAATGGCCTCCAGGTCGGCGGATTCCCTCCACTCCTCCACCCACTCGCGCTTGATGAGGATGCGGCGTCCCACCCGGAAGCAGCGGAGCGGCTGCACTTCCGGAACCTTGCCGTTGATCACGTTGGACAGGTGCGCCTTCGAGATCTGCAAGTAGGCGGCAGCCTGCTTCAGCGTCATCACCGGCGTCTGGTCTTTCGTGTCGATCATGTCCCCTCAAAGTGTTCTGGCAAAACGACGCGTTGTTATACTGAGCTGGGCAAACCTGTTGTGCCCTGACTGATGCTGCTGCAAGAAACGTTTCCGGAGCTTGCGAAGGAGATGTACGCTGACCTTCGAAAGCTAAAGCGACTCGACCTCGCGGAGCAGATATCGATGCTCCAGATCATTGACCGATGCCGCTGTGGCCTGGAAGGCTGCGGGACGTTCTACACCGAACTCACTCCGAACCGGCGCTCAAGAAGCGGCGTCGATATGACGTTGCAGTGCGGCGCGACGGTGACCGAATTGCGAGGAACAATCGTCCGCGTTGAGACGCTGGATCCGACAGTCGAAGCGACACTGCGGCGGCTGGTCCCTTAGCCCAACTTGTAGCCGACATCACGCGGCCGGTCCGAGAACAATGGAGCTGGCCGCATCATGAAAGATTTTGATGATAGATGTCTACGCCGGGCCGGTCTGCGCCGTCGGCATCAACCGACAGTTCACGGTGGTGAGACCGTTGCCGGCGGCGGCCGCGGCCACGCCCACCATGAGCTTGCTGCCGGTGCCCGCCGTCTTCGTGAGCTTCGCCTGGCCCGAATCCCAGTACAACTTGTCGCCCTGCGGGATTGCGTCGGTGGTGACCTTGGGGAGTTCGAACACGCCCTCCACTGTCAACTCCACGTCGGCTCCGACTGCGGCGTCGAACGCAGCCACGCCGGCGAGGGAGCCGACCACCACCAACTGCCCGCTGGCCACAGCCGCGGGCGCGGTAACCGTGATGCTGTTTCCGTTTTGAACGAAGTTCTTCATAGTCAGATTCCTTTCGGGGTAATGACAGTCTGGCGGGGCGACGTGCTGCCGCCGCCCGCTGTTTCGATTTCCTTATTGATGGTGGTGAGGGCTGCCTGCATCTCCACCACACTGCGGTACGTGATGGCGCGGCCCTCGAACTGGATGTGCAGCGTGCCGCTGCCGATCGCGGTCACGAGGGCATCGCGCATGCTTTGAAGGTCCATCAGCGTGAGCGCCATGGCTACGCTCCGGGGTTGGCATATACGCCGCGGAAGTCCAGCGCGCCCGCGCCGAAGTCGAGGCGGGCACGGATCTGCACACCGTCAACTTCGAAGCCGGCGCGGGTTTCGACCTGCACGCCTTCGTTACCGGCGAGGTAGGCGTACTCGATGCTGGGGAACAACAGAGGATCGGCGGCCACGTACCAGCGGGTGGCCGACTTGGCGTCGAGCCGAGGATCCACGATGAGGGTCAGTTTGCCGGCGAACGGGTTCACATTCGCGGCCTGCGCCGGGTAGATGCTCGCGAGGTACTTCTCGGCGGTGCTTTCCAGTGCGGCGGGCACCACCAGGAACTTCGCCGCAATGTCGAGCGGGGTTTTGCCGTCCAGCCCCTTCTGGGACCGGAGCGCCAGGCGCGCGGCAGCCAGCGTGGTGTCGGAAATGGCGCCGCCGCTCGCGGCCAAGTTGCTGTGCGCGGCGTCGAACAACTTCTTGTTGTCCGACATGACGGGCCCGACGCCATTGTTGGCGGTGATCAGGTCCACCAGGAACTGCGCCTCAAACTGCGCGGCGGCGGAGGCGAACAGGCGGCCGATGTCGGAGAACGCCGACAGGTTGTCGTTCACGATGGCCTGCCGGTTCACGCCGAAGATACGGCCGTACGTGTCCAGCTTGTAGGACTCGCGGCCCTCGGCGATGCTGCCCGACTTGAACTCGCCGTTCTCGTTCACCTTCATCAGCGTGGGCGCCTGCCCCAACTGGATCGAGTAACGATTACGGAAGTCGGGGATAGTCATCTGGCGGCAAATCTGTTTGACAGCAGCGGGCGCGGCGGCCATCTGCTCCTGCAACACCTTGTTGGCAACATCCCCGAGCAACAGGGGGAAGTCGCTCGTGCTGTGGAGGGCGCGGTCAACAATGGCGCCGTCGGACAGCCCGATGATTTCGACGCCGCGCAGCCGCAGCACCTCTTCCGCCAGCCGCACCATGCTGCGCCCGACGAACGGCCGCGCCGCATCGCCGGGCTTGTGCACCGGGTTGATCCTCGTGTAGATGGCGTCCGCCATGGCGGTGCGCAGGAACACCGGGTCGTCGTAACCGGCGGCGAGCGAGATCGGCTGCGCCGTCCGGATCGGAGGACCAGAGCGGCGTTTCATGGCTTCGAAGCCTTCAGCGCGCGCCTGGTCCAGGGTCAGGTTGCGGGCGATCATATCGTCGGCCTGAAGACCGGCTATCTGGGCGATCACCCGGATTTCGTTCTCGTTGGTGTGGTCCATCATTTCTCCTCTGACCTTCGCCGCCGAATCCGCGGGAATGGCGACGAAGGAAATCTCTTTCGGCGTCCAGCGGGTCGCGGTGATCGTGCGCATGCCCGTGGTGGAATCCTTCTCGGCGCGGCGCTGGTTGACCACGTAGCCCACGGACACGCTGCGCAGGATTCCCTGGCGCACGTCGTTCATCACCGCCGTGGCGCGCTCGCTAAAGCGGATGATGGCGGTGCCGCGCTCGCCATCAACCAGGGCGGACTCCACCACGCCCAGCACCGCGTTCACGTCGGAGCGGTTATGGGAGTTGAGGACAGGGCCACCGATCAGTTCCGTGAGGTCCACGGCGGTCTGCGTCATGTCGAGCCGCTCCTCGTAAGCGCCGTCGAGGTCCATCCTGCGGACGGGCGCGTTCGAGGCGAACACCACCGACACGGTGCGGTTCTCCGCGTCGAAGGTGGACGGCTCCAATGCTGCACTGCGAATGTTCAACTCTTTCATGTACCTCCTTAAAATGCGAAGCCCCGCCGGTGAAGGCGGGGCGGATATCGACTGTGGAATTTCCATAGTCGGGGTTAAGAGCACCACTGCGGAAATCCCGCAGTCGGCATCTTAGGAATTTCCTAAGATGATTGCCGGATTGCCCTGCTGCGTTACGCGCCGCGGATCGGAATCCAGCACGATGCCGGCGCTGTCGGCTGCTTCGTTACCTGCGGCGATCTGCGCGTCCACCTCGGCCAGGTCGTACCCGAGCGACGCTACGGCCATCTCCCTGGACATGAGGCCGGCGCGGATCGCCCGCACCATGGCGTCCACCTCCCGCTGCGGGTCCGTCATCTGCATGGCCGGCGGGGCCCACGAGACGTGGCGCATATAGTGCTGCACGCCGTTCTCGGGCAGCGGCAGACCGCCCCGGAGCACCTCCAACTCGACCCAGCGTTTAAAGACAGGACGGCAGAACATGTGCACGAACTGCCACTGCACCGCGTCGATGTTCTTTCTGAATTCGATCAAGCCGACCCGCGCCGAGCTGTAGCTGGTGTCCGACAAGTCGCCGCTCAACACGTTGTACGGCAGCCCGAGCCCGCTGGCGATCAGCCGCAACTGCGTCTTCGCGTACTCGGAGTAGCCGCCGGTCTCAGGTGGATCAGAAAACTCCAACGATTCACCAGGGGAGAGCCGCTGTATGGTGCCGGGCTCCAGGCTGGCGGTCCACGCGCCATCATCCGCCTGCGCCGCCCCCAACGGATTCTCGTTCGGCGTGGTGATGAAGCCCGTGAGCAGTGCCCCGGTCTTTTGTTTCACCAGCGTTGCGCGGTCGAACTGATCGAGGTCGTTCAGCTTCTGCATGATCGGCAAGAGGGCCGAGACACCGTGAACCTGTCCGGGCACGAGCGGCCGGAAGATCTGTACTACCTCCGCCGCAGGAACACGATTGCTCCTGGGCAGCCGCAGCAGGTTACCGGGATGCCACTCGTAGATGTAGAACGCGGTGCGCCGGCCGGCGGCGTCGAATTCTACGCCGGCGATCACGTTCTCCATGTTCACGGTGGTGTCAATGAATTCCGCCGGCAACAACTGGAGACGGAGGGCGCCGTCGCCGTCCGTCGCGAACCGCACGAACACCTCGCCGTCGACAAACATCATCCTGGCGGCGAGCGCCTGGAGCCCATAGAAGTTGAGCAGTCCATCGAGGTCCGCCATATCGGTCCACGCATTCCAGGCGTCGAGCAACTCGGCCTTCAGCGTCACGTCGGCGATCTTCGGCAACAGCGTGACGCCGGGCCCCACGACGTTGTCCACGAACGCCTGCACGGCGCGCGCGGCCACGGCGCTGTTCGCCGCCAGGTACCGCGCGCGGTTCCGGATCATCGGGCTCGGCGCGGTCCTGCTGTAGTCGGGCACCGGATCATTCCACAAGCCGATGTTGCGCCGGTCCCGCACAAGTTCTGCGGCCGAGCGCACCACGTCCCTCCGCTCGGCCGAGCGGTTCTTGAAAAGCTAGTTGAGCATGGGATTCTATTTTTCGATGAAGATGCTGGTGGTCGAACCGGAGCGTCCCGTCTTCGCACGCACCGGCTGCTGAATCCAGGTCTTGGCGCCGCGCTCGCGGTAGTTACCGTGAACCAGCGGTTCCTTCGGGTACTCCGTCATGAGTTGCCGGATGTCCCATTTGCTTGCGAACGGCCGGGCGGCACCCATGCCGGCGGGCTTCAGGAACTCGATGCTACCGTTCCTGCCGAACCCGATGTAAGTCTTTTCCGAAATGTAGTCGGCGGCGTAGCGCGCGCTGATGCCGCGCCTTTCCTGTCCGTCATCATCGATCAAACGGACAGACTCCACCTGCCGCCGCAAAATGGTTTGCAGCTTCTGGTTTTCAAATTTCACGTGGACGGACCTCACCTCCGGGCGCTTTAGGCGCTCCCGAGTTTGGCCCCTCGGGCTGACGGGCGGGGGCGGCTACCGCTTCCAGGGAGAGTTCGCGAGGTGCTTTTCGATGGTGGTGTCGATCTCGGCCAGCACGGCAGTGACGTTCAGCAGTCCGAGGACCTTGAGGCCCGACTGCGCCGAGGGGTGGTTGTCGTTGATCATGGCGGGCCGATAGCTGCGCCCACCGCTGGTTTCATCAGGGACCGCCGGGGTGACGGTGCTGTACGCCTCCTTCTGGAGTTCGACGGCGACTGCGGGGACGTCGCGCCAGCCCTTCGCCGGGCTCGGGCCGAAGAACATGGAGTGGAGATGGCCGAACACCCAGATCGCGGGCTCGGTCAGATCGCGGTGCGTCCAGAATCCATTGAGCCAGTATTTCGGCGATGCCTCGACCTGCGCGGCATCGTAGGCCGGCGTCGGCTGGCCGGGATGCTCGTTGCAGTAGCGGAGGTACCCAGCGGTCAGGCTCCGCATGAAGGCGTTGTGGACGATTTTGGCCGCTTCGTCCAAGGTATAGTCCGCCTCGTTGAGAGCGGAAATTAGGCCGATCTCGTACAAGCCCCAGATGGCGAAGCGCCGTTCCTGGCCCGCCAGGGGGATCTGTCCAACGTGCTTGAGAATATCGCGGGCAATGTAGTTCCGCAGGCGCGAAACACTGATGCCAGTGACCCCAGCAGCGTCGCTGAGGCTGAAAGTGATTGGGAAGCCGTCAGGCTGGAGGTATTTCATACTCAACAAGTCTATTCCAGCATGACTAGGCTTGTCACTCGTGAAATCGAATTGAGCGTTCACGTTGCAGATATAGCGTTTATGGCAGATGCCGCATATAATGGTGTTTGGGGAGGAATGAGCATGCCTCGCAACGAAGAGGTCCAACTGCCGCTGGCGATCTCGGAGTCCGACCAGAAGCAGGTGCTGGAACTCTATCAAAAGATTCAGCGTAGCCGCGCCAAGCTGGTGGGGCCGGACGGCAAAACCCAAAGCCTTCCCGTATCGCTCTACGAGTTTCTCGTGAAGCTCATCGCCGACTTGTGCGAGGGGCAGTCTGTGGCCATCGTTCAGAACGACGCGCAGTTGACCACGGTCGAGGCCGCCAGGATGCTCGGCGTCTCTCGCCAGTTCCTGGTGAACTTGCTCGAACGGGACGAGATCCCCTACCACATGGTCGGCACGCACCGGCGGATTTACGTCCGCGACCTGCTGGCGTACAAGGCCAAGCGGGACTCCAAACGCCGCCAGGTTCTGGACGAGTTGACGCGCGCGGAAGCCGAAGACGGTCTCTACGATCTGGAACCGCCGGATGATCGCGCTGAGTAATCAGTACATCGCGGTCCTCGACACGTGCGTGCTGGTGCCTATGCCGCTCTGCGATACGCTACTGCGGCTGGCCGAGGATCCGGCATTCTACATTCCGCGGTGGACCAAAGACATTCTCCGGGAACTGCGTTCGACGCTGTTGCGGATGGGGTATACCGAGGCGCAGGCCAGCCGCCGGATCACGGCGATGGAGACGGCGTTTGAGGGCGCGAAGGTCACCGGGTACGAGTGCCTCATCGCCTCGATGACGAACGACCCGAAGGACCGGCACGTCCTGGCCGCGGCGGTCCGCGGCGGCGCGCACGCCATCATCACGGACAACGTCCGCCATTTCCCGCCGGCGTCAGTGAAGCCGTACGACATTACCGTTCTCACGCCGGATGACTTTCTCATCCACCAGTTCCATTTGAACGCCGAGCTACTGATCGAAAAGCTTGCTGCTCAGGCGGCCGCACGTGGGGTTCATCTAAGCGCACTGCTGAATCGCATCGCGATCCGCGCACCAAAATGCGCTGAATTGCTGCGCTGAGTTTCCTCTCCTGTAAGTTGTGGCCGCGAATTCGCCCTGCGCGTGAAAGCGACACCGGAGGTATCGGTCTGATATGCTTCGGTGTCATGCCTCTTGGACGGGTCGAATCACAATCTCGAACGGGCCACGCGCGGACCTACCACACAAGCCGGGGTTGGATGATCTTCTTTCTCGGGCTCGGAGGAATCGCAGTCATCGCAGGCGGGCTCGGCACATGGTATTTCGGGACCGGCCATGAAGTTCACACTTTGCGGCAGGGCATCCTGTTGGCGGGCATACCTTTCGCGTTCCTTGTCATCGGCCTGTACCTCATTCTGGTCGCCCTCCGGTCCAAGGTTGTCCTCTGTGAAGATCGGATTGAGATCCACGAACTCACGCGTGTCCGGGCAGTCAAGCGGGACGAGTTGGCGGGCTGGCGGCTCAACACACATACGACGCCTCCGTTAATCATCCTCGTTCCAAAACGTCCGAATGCACGCACGATCAGACTGGCGAAGATCTTCAATGTGGACTCGGTCTTCCTGGACTGGATGGACTCCCTGAAGGATCTGGATACGGAAGACAGCCGGAAGTCGTATCAGGAGATCGCAGATGACGCGGATATCGGATGCACGCCTGATCAACGCATCGAGGCCCTTGAAGACGGGAGACGCTTGGCAAAATGGCTGAGCCGACTAGCGCTTGCTGCATGTGCGTGGGGAATGTTCTACCCGCGGCCATACAATCTCATGGTCGCGGTTTTAGCGTGTCTCCCATGGTTAGCGGTAACGATGCCCCGGCGTTCAAAAGGCGTATTCCGGATCGATGAATACAAGAATGACGCGCACCCAAGCGTGGCCCTGCTCTTTTTGCTTCCGGGCATGGTTTTGTGCTTGAGAGCAGTCCTTGATATCCAGATTGCCGGGTGGAAGGAATCCGCTCTACTTGCGTCCGTCGTGGGCCTGTCGCTCTGGGCTGTTGCGTTGTGGTCTGACCGCTCGATGAAAAAGAAGAAGTCCACGAGCATCGTTATGGTCTTCTTCTCACTTGGTTATGGCTACGGTGCCGGGATAGAGGCAAACGTCCTGCTCGACCGCTCCTTACCCACGACTTATAGGTCCACGGTGATAACTAAGCATATATCGAGCGGCAAGTACACGGACTACAAGTTCCAGCTTGCGCCGACAGGACCGAATCAAAGCATATCAGACGTCTCCGTGGCTCGCGACCTCTATCATTCGAAGAATCCAGGGGACCCCGTCTGTATCGACGTGAGAAAAGGGGCACTGCGCGTGAACTGGTACACGGTTGAGTCATGCACACCGTAGGCGCAAGCCCGGGCGCCTTCGGCACCTTTGCTCCGTATCCAGGTTCCGCCATGGTTCTGGCCGGTGGACAGCGCAATAGTGTCATGGGCAATTCCCGTAGTTAGGATCGGAGTGCCATGTCCAGTCTCACAAACATGGAGAAACGCAAATTCGAGCAGCTCCTGGGGATGGGAACCGGCTACGTGCTCGACTTCTCGAACCGGACGTTTCAGGAGTTCATCCTCGACAGCGTTCACCGCGACATCTCCGACAGGCGCTATGAGTATGGAAGCGGATCGAAGGCCAACCGGCTCCGTAGTTTCTGGCAGCAGGAGGCGGACGGCATCGTCGGCAAGCTCATGGGCGACATGCTGGATCATGGCGTGGAAAGCGGCCAATTCAGCGGCAAAGATGCCATTCTGGACGCTTGCCGCCGGATCGTCACGCGCCTGGTTCAGGCGAGCCCGGTGCCGGAGTTGGACGCGCTCTCAGCCATCTCCGATGAGCGCGACTTCGAGACGCTTGCGAAGGCCGTTCGGGAAGCAATCGAGAAGAATGAACCCGAGGTGGGTCTCGATCGGCTACACACGTTCGTCATCAAATACGTGCGCACGCTCTGCGTCCAGCACGGGCTGACCGTTACGCGCGAAAAGCCCCTGCACAGCTTGTTCGGGGAATATGTGAAGAGCCTGCGGGACGGCGGCCACATCGAATCCGAGATGGCGGCGCGCATCCTGAAGTCGAGCATTTCGGTGTTGGAGGCTTTCAACGACGTCCGGAACAACCGGAGCCTCGCCCACGACAACACCATCCTCCAATACGACGAGGCACTGCTCATTTTCAATCATGTTGCCAGCTCAATCCGGTTCCTCGGCAGCATGGAGGCTCGACTTCGGCGGCAGCAGCAGGACCAGCTTCCGGCTCCCAGCGAAGTAGATGACGTGCCGTTTTGAATCTGGACAACGTGGCTCACAGGCGGCCAAATGTGCTATCGGGTTTTCGGGCTGTAAAAGAACCATCAGAGTGCTCAATCACGTCCACGCCCTTATTCCGTAGGAAGCGAATTTCTTCCTCACGGCTGAGTGGCTTGTTCGGGTCGTCTGTCGGAGCAGGATAAATTTGAGTGCCCGCTGGCAGTCTTGATCTCCTCAGGTAGCCTCCAATATCTCCCCACCCGTCCTTCTGTGAGTAACGACTCTTGACGTATGGACGACCGGAATCGCACGGATGAAATTCCGCCTCAAGATAGTTCCTCTCATTCGCGTGAAGTTCTCTGGCGGTTCCATCGGAATTGACGTAGATGTACGGGTACGGCTGAACGCTCGCTTGGTTCGGCGGCACAATAGCGTAACCGTCTTGTTGTGGCTGGTCCGCTCGTCTTGAGCTTCTCAACCAGCGGCTCATCATCCAGACGATGGCCCCTGCTCCGAGAAGGACAATGATCAATGCCGCAAGGCTGAGCATAGGTCACCCGCACACTATGATAACGCTCGGCTCTCAGTTTCCGACCCGCGCCGCGCGGCGAACTTCCCATGACGAGAACGCGACCGGCTCCGGCGAGTCAAGTTGCTCCAGAAGGTAGCTCGCGTACCGTTCGCGCGCCGCCGCCAGGGTGCCCAGCAACCTCAACGCATTTTCATTCAATTCGGCAATCGTGCGGGCACCGGCAAGCAGATCCACCGAGTCGCCCAAAGACTTTGCCCGAAGCTCATCTGCCCAACCGTCGAGCTCGGGGCCTGGCGGCACAACTCCTCGCGTCTTTAGTTCCGCGATTACGCGAGCGATGTAGTCCATCGCCACGTCTCTCTGCATGCGAATGTCCCAAGGCCCCACAGTCGATTTTTTGGCGCGAACTGTCGGGGCTGATCGGATGAGGTCCAACGAGAGCCTGAAATCTACCGCAGTGTAATGCCAGAGGGGGACAATCTCAGTGTCCAGCCCGAGCACCCATCGGAGCAGGCGTAGTTGCTCCGACCAAAGGACGACGGATCCCTCCTGCTCTGACGTCCAGCGCCCGTCAGCAGCAATCACTAGATCCGCTTCGTCGAGTTCGAGTTTGTCCCACAGCCCGTGTTCCCGCAGAAAGCCGTTGAGAAACTGGCGAGTGAAAATATCACTCAGATCATGGTCTTCCTGTTGGTGGACGTGGATTTCGCTGACGCTGCGGGCAAGAAGGGATGCAATGATGAGAGCCCGGTCCTCCAAGTACGTCCGCACCGGCGGTGCTAGATCGAACTTCCCATCGAGATCTCGCACAGTCTGGCCAGTCAAAGAATAGTTTAGTAGCTCGTTCTGCTTGCGGTGCCACCTTCGCATCAGGACGGCCGCAAGGCTGCCAGTGCCGAATATGAAAATGTAGAAAGCTGCCGTCCATGGGCCGCCCACAACAGCCGTGTAGATGACATAAACGGCATAGGCGATTAGGGACATGAGCAACAGGCTCATCTTCAGCACGGCCGATCTGGCGCGTTTATCTCGTCCCGCCCGGCTGAGAGCAATCCGAAATGATTTCCAAAATAGTCGCGGTGGTCCCGGCATTTTGCTCCAAACCATTGAAGCACGATACCGACCGTTGGAAACAGGCGGGCGCTCTGCGGTTAGCAAAAGCCTACGTGTCCATGATCCATCGACTCCGAACTACGCGCGAAACGAGAGCCGGATCGCGAAGCTGGGCCACTCGCACAGCGATCCGTTGCGCCTCCGAGTCCAAAACCATTCCCATCGAAACGAGCGCCCGTAGCGCGCCGAAGGCGTACACGCGGGCGTCCAGGGCCTCATGGCGGACGCCCTTCTTGGGCCGCCATTCGCGGACGGGCTGGCCCTTGCTGTAGGTGGTCACCAGCGCCTCGCCGAGCAACTGCTCGAAATACGGCTGCAGGAGGTCTGCCGGGAAGTGGGAGAATCCGGGCGTGCCGGGCTGGGCGTTTTTGAGGCGTCCCATGATCGTCGCTTTGGCCGAGTCGGTGCCCACCATCCAGGGCCGCTCGCCGCGGATGTTCTTCGGGGTGGGCTTCTTTGGCCAGACTGGGTGCGGACCACCCTGGCCCTTCACAGCGAAAATGCGCCGATGATATCGGGTGCGGCAGAAATCGTAGACCGCCTGCGATTCGTAGCCGCTATCGATGCAGGAGGCCGCGACCGGCAATACCGTGCCGTTCTCGTGACGCCACTGTCGCTGGAGATATGCATCCAGGTCGGCCCACACTGCCGCGCCGGTCGGGTCGCCGGGAATGATGCGGTACTCGATACTCCAGGATTCCTCGCCGCGGCCCCAGCCCACGAGTTCCAGTTCGAGTCGGTCGGCCTGGACGTCCACGCCGCACGTGAGGACGGCGGCACCGGCCGGAACGGGCGCGCGGTAGTGCTCGCGGCGGGCCAGGAGTTCCGAGATGTCCACCGTGGTCTGCGCCTCGTCGTCCCACGGTTCCGCCAGCACCGTGTTGACAAACTCCCGCAGGGTTTCGGGCGACTTCTGATCGGCCAGGAACTTCCGCGCCAGATCGCGCCACTTCCGCCACGGCGAGTACAGGCTGTTGATCCAGAAGCCGGCGATATCGCTGGCCGGGCGCGCTGCACGCCATTCGCCGTGCTTCAGCATCCAGGACTTCTGATGTTCGCCGATCATTTGCGCGCAGTGCTCGCAGCGGTACTGGGCCTTTTCCGGATCTCCTTCCGGCCATTCGACGTTGGCCCAGCGCAGCACCTGGTGCATGCCGCAATGCGGGCACGGCACCCAGTACATCTGCTGGTTCGACTCCAGCCATGCCGCCTCGATCCTCGATGCGCCCTTCACGGTGGGCGTCGAGCACAGGACGATCTTCCGGTTCCAGAAGTTGGCCGTGCGGGTGATGGCGAGGTTCACAGGATCGCCCTCGCTGCCGGCGCTTGCCGGGTAGCGGTCAACCTCATCCAAGAGGCAGTACCGGATGCTGCGCATGGCGAGTCCGGCCGGCGAACTGGCCGCGGACATCGTGATGCTCCCGCCGGTGAACTTCTTGTGCAGAATGGTGTTGCTGGAATCGCGGCTGCGCGCGTCGGCGACCTTGCCGTGCAGGGTGGCGCAATCCCGCAACATGGGCGCAAGGCGATCCTTGGAGAAAGCCTCGCAATCGGCTTCGCGCGGCTGGACCAGTAGAACCGGGCCGGGATCGAGGTCGATGATGTAGCCGATGAAGTTCTCCAGGATGCTGGTCTTGCCCAACTGCGCCCCGCTCATGAGCACGACCTGCTCGCACGGATTGGCGGGGCTCAGGGCGTCCATGATCGCCCGCTGGTACGGCGCTCGGTCAGTGCGCCACTCGCCGCGCTCTGCTGCGGACTCGGAACTCAGGCGGCGGTTTTCGTCGGCCCACTGCGACACGGTGGTGTCGGGCGGCGGCAGAACGACGTCGGCCACCAGCAGTTGGATCTCTTCAACGCGCATATTGAATGTCGGAGTGGACCGCCTTCAGCAGGGCGTGCATCTCGCGCTTCAAGGCATCGCGGACCTGGCGCTCGTCGGTGAACGCGGTAACTTCCGGTGCCAACTTGTCCGGCACGGCCAGGATGCGCTCCTTGAGCACGATCATGATCGCCGCCCAACGCTCTTTCACAATGGCGGCCTCGATCAGCTTGCCCTGGCGCGTCTCAAATTCCAGTCGCCGCAGTTTCGCCCGGAACACCATGTCTGCGAGCTTGGCCTGTGCGTAACTGGTCGGCGGCTGCTGGCCGTCGGGCACGGTCCTCTCGGCCGGCTTGTCGTCCAGCACGGCGTCGGAGGCGACCGCGTCCACCAATCGCCCGCGCATCACCAGCACGCCGGCCTTTGCCAGCTTGCCGATGTACTGCGGGCTCTGGTTCCTGTGCCGCGCATAGTGCGCCTGCGTCATCAACGGACGGTTTGCATTCTCTCCCATGTCAACCTTTCAACCTGTTTTTCGGCGCTATTGCTGCGCCAAGCGTGCAATCCTTTTACCCGCGGCGCGGCTCGCGAAAAGGGTACCAACGCCGCCGGTCCCCGCCTGTGACGGGTTTGAAAGTGTGACGGGTTGTGACAGGTTTTTCTCAAAAAGGGTCCTTATACACGCGGGGCAAAGATTGTTTTGAAAAAAAACCGTCACAACCCGTCACGCGGCAAACCCGTCACGCTCCTCTTTGCTCGGAGATGCTGTCGTCGGCGCGGAGGGCGATCCCGGTGTACACCGTGCCGTAGCGCCGGTGCTCCTTCGAGAATCCCTTATCTTTCAAGCGCCTGCCGAACAGCGTCTCGGTGATGGCGTTCTCGCCGGCGCCCTCGGCCCACTGCCGGTAGCATTCGTAAAGCGGACGCGCCTTCCCGGCCAAGGACTCCGACAACACGCAGCACTCCTCGATGAAGCGACCGAGTTGATCGTTCTCGGCCTTCCAATCATCGTTGGCGGCGACTACCTCGGGCGGCTTTCCGAGGCCCTGCTGGCGCCAGAGCCGGGCACCCTCGACCGCCCAGGCAAGGATGCCCTCGCCTTCCGCGAGCAGCTTGCGGGGAAGGGCTTTGTCGATCTCACTATCACAAAGGGTGATAGTGAACGGGATCGGATGCAGCCGATTGAAGGTGGCCCGATCGTCAGCCGCCCGGATCGTCGGCTTCGAGTTGGTGTCCATCCACAACTTGTGCGTCTCGGGAAACTCGATCGGGTTTTCGTATTTGCGTGTGGCCTTGATCTTGCCCATGCCCTGCGTGATGCGCTTCAGTTTGCCCTGCGAGAGCCGTTGGCCCTCCTCCGTCTCGGAGGTCATCACGAACCGCGCACCGCGCAGGTCGGCCAGATCCGCCTGGGTGTTGTTGCTTTCCTGCCGCGCCATGAGCGTGTCCACCTGAAGCAGAACCGAGTACTCCTCCAATAGATGAAGGAACGTGGAGAGGAGGGTGGTCTTCCCGTTGTTGCCGGTTCCGAACGGGACGAACAGGGCCTTCTCCTCCGTGGTGCCGGTGAGCGAGTACCCGAGGGCCCGCTGGAGATACCCGACCATCCGCTCGGCGCGATCCAGTTCCGGCTCGGAGGCGTCGGGGTGGTTGCCCATCAGCCGGGCGATCACGCTCAGGAACAACGGGCACGCGGCTTCCGGGTTGTAGTTGTAGTGCACCAGCTTGGTGATGAACTGCTCCGGGTTGTGCGGCTCCAGTTCGCCGGTGCGGAGGTCGAGCGTGCCGTTCAGGAAGTTCAGCAGGAACGGGTGCGTGTCGAGTTGGTCGGGCATCACCACCAGTTCGCATTCCGCCATGGTGAGCATGTTGGCCACGCGCCGGGCTTCCAGGGACGAGTACGCGAACGACATGTTGTCCTTGTCGTCGGCGTCCGTAGCTTCCGCCAGATACGCCAGCATGGTCTGCTTCGCCAGGCGGCGCGCGGCGCCCTTGTCGTCTACGGCCCAGCGCCGGTCATCCCAGACGAGCCACTTGCGGAACGCCGGGCAGTAGCGGAGGCGGTCACCGAACTTTAGGATCAGGCGCTCGGCATTGCCGGTGTCGTTCCGCAACTGCTTCAGCAGGCTGTTCGGGTTTTCGGGGGCGGCCGCCTTGGACGGACCGGGCTCGTGTTCAGGCGGCGCCGCCGCAGCCGGAATCTGGAACACGGCGGTTTGCGCCACGATGGCCTGCAACTGCTCGCGCGCGCCGCCGGCCTCGATCCAATCCCACAGATCGCCCTTGGGCGGCATGCCGGGCAGGTGGATGATCTTCACTTCGCGCACGTGCACCGCAATTGCCTTGGCGACGATCTGCCCGTGCTTCTCGCCCTTCTCATCATGGTCAACGACGATGCGGACCACTTTGCCGACGAGAGGCTTGGTGTACTCGCCGCACCACTTGCCCTCGCCGTCCGGCGCGCACGTGGTCACGACGCCGAGATCGGAGGCGCCCCGGTCGGCCGCCTTCTCGCCGTTCACGACGTAGACGTCGTCCGCGGCGGCCAACTTGTCCAGCCGGTAAAGGATCGGGACCTTGCCGGCCTGCTTCCGCGAGATCCAGCCGCCGTTGGACGAGAGCGCGTACTGGCGAAACGTCTTGTCGTTCTGCTTATCGATAAACCGGACCTTCACGTAGGAGAACTTGCCGTCGGCCTCGAAGTACGGATAGATCGCGTTCTGCTTCCAGCCCTTCTCGGACTCGACCTTTGCGATCCGCTCCCGCAGATACTGGTGCTGCCACCCGAGCAGTCCCCACTTCAGCGGTGGTTCCGATTCCACCGGATGCAGATCGGGCCGACCGACAATCCGCCGGACCTCCTGCGCGGCCGCCCGGAAATCGGCGTTGGTCAACGCCATCTCGAGGTCGTAGGCGGAGCCGCCGCGCCCGCACGCGCTGTGGCAGTACCAGGTGCCGTTCTCGGCGTTCACAGAGAAGTTGTCGTCCTTGCCGTCGTGGATCGGGCACGGACCACGCCACTCGTGGCCCCGCTGATTCAGGCGTGGCATCCTGGCGGCGTAGTAAGTCGCGATCTCCGAGGGTGTCAACTCGCCATGAGAATGGGCGACCATACTCACGGCTTCACCACCTCGCGGATGGTCCGCCGCTGGACGCGCATCATCACCAGCATCGTGGTCTCGACCTCCGGGTCATCCCGGTGGTCCGGATCGGCCAGGCGCAGCAGGTGGTCGATGATCTTCTGCGTGGTGGCGCTCGGCGTCCCGCGTTTGGGCGCACGAATCCTCTTCTGTTTCAC